GAGTCCCCCAGCAGCGCCGTCGTGTCTTCGTTGTCGGATATCTTGGAGACTGGCGACCTGCCGCAGCGGTTCTTTTTGAGCCCGCGAGCCTGCGCGGGCATCCTGCGCCGCGCCGAGAAGCGGGGGAGGTCGCTCCCACCATCCCTAGCCGCAGCTCTGCGGGCGGTGGCCTCGGCACCGACTTCGATTGCGGCGGAGGACTGATCGCGCGATGCCTTACACCCGGCGAGGGCAACAGGCTCGATGGGGAAAGCTGCACGTTCGTTGCCCACACCTTGCGCGGCGAGGGCTTTGACGCAAGCGAGGACGGCACAGGGCGCGGGACGCCGCTGGTGCCGGTCTGCTTTGACCCCGCGCAGATCACCAGCGCGGCGAACCGGACGCGTGTAGCCGTCCGTCGCCTCACACCGCGCGAATGCGAACGCCTGCAAGGCTTCCCCGACGACTGGACGCTGGTCACGCATCGCGGGAAGCTCGCTGCAGACAGCCCCCGATACAAGGCCATCGGCAACAGCATAGCCGTGCCTGTTCTGCGTTGGATCGGGGAACGCATTGCCGCCGTTGAGGCGCACGTCGCGTTGCCCGGCGCGCGCGCCAGTCAGAGGAGCACGCCCCATGCCTGACGACATTGACCTGACCGAAGCGCGCGAGGCTGCGCTGATCGCCGCCCGCGTGGCGCACGCGCAGCGGCAGCTAGCGGCGGTGGACGCGCGCGAGTGCTGCGATTGCGGCGCGGCGATCCCGGAGATGAGGCGGCGCGCGCACCCGGCGGCGCGGCGGTGCATCGAGTGCCAGCAGGCGATGGAGGCGGGGCGATGAGTGCAAACCCGGATCACCGGACCAAGGTCTATTCAACCGTGATGCGCTTCACCGAGCGCGAGAAGCGCGGGCCGACGGTGGCGGAGGTTGCGGATCTGACCGGCCTCGGCGCGCTGCACGTCTGCGCGGCGGTCGGCGACCTGACATGGCTTTTCCTGCATGGCAGCGGGACCGACCCCGAGAACTGCACAGTGGAGGTGGAGGGGGAATGACCGACACACGCGAATACGAGGACGCGCCGGCCGATGCCCGAATGGAGTGCGAGGCGGTGGACGGGCGGCTGATCTACCGCCTGTTCCCCGGCGGGGATGAGCCGCGCATCGTGGTCAGCCTAGGCTACGGCGACTGCGAATGGATGCTAGCCGCCCATGCTGCCGCGAAGAAAGGTCAGGACTTCAAGCGCGTCTTATCGCAAGGCGCGGTGGTCGAGAGCGGCGGCAAGCTGCTGTTCGCGTCGGCCATCGCGGACGGGAAGGAGCGCGGGTGGGGCTTGGAGCTCGCGGCGCCGTTCGGCATTGCGGGCTGGTCCCTAATCCATGACGCCAGCGACGGCAAGGGCAAGGAACTGCTCAAGGCCGTGAAGCTGGCCATGAAGCAGGAGGACGCGAAGCCGTGAGCAAGGTGGACACGAGCGCGGAGGCGGTGGAGCGGCTGGCGCGCGAGCATGATCTGGTGCGGTTCACGCTAAGCATGAAGTCGCACCAGCACGACAAAACTGCCGCCACCCTCCGCGCGCTGCTGGCCGAGCGGGATGCGGCGCGGAAGGGGCTACAGGATATCGCCGACATGAACGCTGGATCGCCGTCCTGGGCCGCTGAAGACGCCCTCGCGAAATCGCAGGAGGCAAGGCATGAACACCCGTAATCGTACCGTGGAGGAGAAGGAGACGCGGCGATGAGCGAGATCGACACGAGCGCGGAGGCGGTGGAAAAAGTCTGTTCCGGCCTGTGCGAATACAATGCGTACTTGCGTCTGCGCGAAAAGCCGGACCGGCTTGGCCACATTCCTCCGATCCACGCCTCATGGCTGCAAATCGCGGAGGACACCCTCCGCGCGCTGCTGGCCGAGCGGGACACGCTGCGGAAGGCGCTGCACTCACTGGTGGACGTGTCAATCCACCGCCCAATCGAGAAGTCCCGGGAACTGCGGAAGGCCTGCGACGTGTTGGGATACACGCCATGAGCGGCTGGCCTGACCCCGCGCGCCCTGGCGTGCCGCTGAACCCCGAGCGCGACGGGTGGCACGCGATCGACGCCGGGGGTGATTTCGTGTGCATTTGGTGGATTTCCGGGGCGCGGCGCTGGCATCTCGGGTCCGTGAGGCTGCCCGCCTACCTGATGGAGACCGCGACCTATCTTGGCCCCATCATCTCCCCGGCCGAGGTCGAGGCGCGCATCGCTGCCGCCGTCGCAGAGGAGCGGGAGGCGTGTGCCAACCTCTGCGCTGCCCGCCCTGATATCGCTGCGGTGCTGCGCGGAGAGGCGGTCGCGATGCCGAGGGAGATGACGGAAGCGATGTTCGACGCGGCCCACATTGAGTATGCGTATGGATATGGCCGGGGGGTTGTCGCGATCTATCAGCGGCTGATTGAGGCCAGCCCCTACGCCGGGCGAGAGGAGGCGCGCGATGAGTGACCGCCTGATGCGCTGGCCGGGCCTGCGTCGCAAGGTCCGGCCAATTACCGTGGTGCGCGTGCCAAGCTTGGGCCTCAATATCACCGGACCGCTGGACTTCTACGGCTGCTGGTGCAGCGCGCACATCGGCCCGTGGCTCATCTTCGTCGGCGCGGGCACCTACGATGACTGACCCGATCAAGACCGCGCTGGATGTGGCGGTAAGGCAGTTGTGTGCCCGCATGTGGCGCGAGGAGTCCTGCCCGCAGCCCTGCCGTGCGTGCCGCGAGAGCGCAGCGGTCGCCCTGACGGCCTTCCTGCGCGCGCTGCCCGCCCGCTTTCCGATGCAGCGCCCAGGCGGGCAATCGTGTGGGCACAGCACCGGCGAAATGGCGCGGCTGGCCAATCTAGTTGAGGAGGCCGCGCGCGATGACGGGTGTGACCGAGATGACCAGCCCCTACGCCATCAAGGAGGCCGCACGCGATGACGAGCGCCATCGAGATGACCAGCGCCGAGGCGCGCGAGGCGCTCCTCGCGGGCACCGCCCCCGACCACCTCAGCGTGAGCGGCTGGCTCGACCTGCGCGGCTGCACGGGACTGACGAGCCTGCCCGACCACCTGAGCGTGGGCGGCTGGCTTGACCTGCGCGGCTGCACCGGCCTGACGAGCCTGCCCGACCACCTGAGCGTGCGCGGCGGGCTCGACCTGTCCGGCTGCATAAGCCTGACGAGCCTGCCCGACCACCTGAGCGTGCGCGGCGGGCTCGACCTGTCCGGCTGCACGGGACTGACGAGCCTGCCCGACCACCTGAGCGTGCGCGGCAGTCTTTACCTGTTCGGCTGCCCCGGCCTCGCTCACTACAAGATCGGGACCGACATTCGCGGCTACGACTTCTACGCCATCCCGATGGCGGATGGCCTGCACATCGTAGCGGGCTGCCGCAACCTCCGCATCGAGAAGGCCAAGCGGCATTGGGCGCGCAACCCAGAGTGCTTGGCCTTCGTCATGGAGGCCGCGCGCGATGAGTGACGAGATCAAGACCGCGCGGGCAATCAAGGCCGCGCTGGATGCCGCAGCCAAGGCGCTGTGCATCTGCGATGGCGAGTGTTTCGCGACGCGCCACGGGCCGATGCACGGGCCGTGCGAGGCGAAGCCTGCTGAAAGCGCGCAAGCCATCATCGCATTCCTGCTCGCGCTTCCGGCCGACATTACGATCCGCACGGGGCAAGGCGATTTGACCGCGGGCATGTCTGGCTTCGCTTCACTCGCCGCCGCCGTCAAGAAGGTCGCGCGATGAGTGACCGCGCCATCATCTTCTCGCTGCCCATGGTCCGCGCCCTGCTGGACGGCCGAAAAACCCAGACGCGGCGGCTGGCTTGGCGTCCGCTGGAAAGCGCAAAGGGCATCGCCGGCAAGCGCATCTGCCTAACGGATAGCACCGTGGCAACGACATGGCAGTGTGTGAAGCCGGGCGATCGGCTCTGGGTGCGCGAGACGTGGTGCCCCGTGGCCGATGCACAGCACGGGGAGGCCGACTGGGTGGATTACCGGGCCTCCCCCCGCTACGCGGCGCCCGGCGTCAGTCACCCTGCCGGGTGGGAGCAATGCCCCGGCGACCCGCAAGCCCTGCGCTGGCGGTCCCCCATTCACATGCCGCGCTGGGCAAGCCGCCTCACGCTGCACGTCGAGGCGGTGAGGGTGGAGCGGCTGTGGAACATGACGGAGGCCGACGCAATTGCAGAAGGCGTTACGCCGAGCGCGCAGAACTTGAGCGGGCATCCGCTGACGCCCCATGTCGCCGCGTTCTCCGACCTTTGGCTCAAGCTGCACGGCCCCGCCGCCTGGGCCAGCAACCCCGAAGTCGTTGTCCTCACGTTCCGCACGCTTCCCTCCGCCAGCGGCTCTGCCCGTCTTGCGGATTGAGCGCCGCTTGATATACCATGCGGGCGCTGCGGCGGCACCGAAGGCAGGTGGTAACACCCGCCCCGGCGCCGGGTGGAGCGAAGTCCTTGTGTGTGCGACGGCCAGGCCGCCTGGACGCTGGCGGCGACAAGGGTTGAGCGGAAGTGGGACCGGGATGTCTAAACCGGGCCGCAGCGGTGACGCAGAGTGGCGCAGTCCGGTAGCGCGCCCGGCTCATACCCGGGAGGACGGGGGTTCAAATCCCCCCTCTGCATCCAGCCCGGCTGCGTGACCGCCCGGCGGGCCGAGGCTGGGGGCGGGGGGGGCGGCGGTGCTTCCCCGGCTCAGCAAGGCTTCCGCATGCCGCCTTCCGCGCCCGAACCATGGCCATCCCTTGAAAACAAGATCATGCGCGGCATCACGCTCGGCGCCGTCGTCACGCACACCAGCACCGACACGGTGACGATGGTGATGCCCGATGGGCGCACTTGGCTGGTCTGCCGCACGCATTACGCGCGCGCCCAGGCACGGCTTGACGCGGGCGAGCGCCCTACCGCGCCCGCTCCTCGATAGCCCGCTGGCGCTCCCGCATCTCGCGGCGCTGATCGCGCGGCGCGTTCTGCAAATCGCGGTCAGCCTGGGGCCGGTCGGCGGCTTTCAGCGCCTCGTTGATCTGGCGCTGGGTCAGGCGCACGCCGTCGGCCCGCGCATTTTGAATCGCACGGCGGATTCGCTCGCGCTGCCGCTCCCGGATGGCTTCGGCATGGGGCGTCTGGAGGTCCGGGTGCGGCATGTTGCGGCGCGCGTCCACGATCTCGGCGAGGTAGAAGTTCACGTCCCGGCGGCGCTCGCGGCGCTGCTCCGCCTCCACCTGGCGGGCGTCCTGCAGGAGTGCGGCGCGCAGCGGCCGAAAGCCCATGCCCTGCACCACCAACTCGGCGTTCGTCGGCGCGTATTGGATCTGCCCGCGCTTTGTCGGCTGACGCATCACCGCCTTGCCGTCACCGAACAACCCGCCTGTCCAGAACGCTTCGGAGAAAATGCTGGCGCCGTTGGCTGCGGCCTCGAGAACGCGCAGCGGGTTGGCCGCGGGCGTCAGCGCGGCCAGGTAGTCCGTCACGCGGGCGTTGTTTTCGCCAAGCTGCTTCATCCTGCCCAGCGTGCCGATGAAGGGACCCGTCAAGTCCGAGGGGCTTTCGGGCACGAAGCCCACGCCCATGCCGACACGCCCCGAAATGTCGATGCCCAACAGCGCGGGCAGGCCGCGCGCCAGTACATCGGCGGCTGTGCCTGCCAGCGCGCCCTCGGCGCCGGCGCGGATGACCTGATCGCGCAACCAGTTCAGCGGATCCCACCCGGTCAGCCAGTCAATCATTTCGGTGATGGCTGGCAGCAGCACCAAGCCGAACGCCCCGGCGAGCAGGAACAGTGATCCCAGGAACCGTGGGATCTCTGCGCCGCGCAGCCCCATCACGAAGCCTATCTGCTGCGCCATGAAGTTCTTGAACTGCGTCGGCAGGCGCAGCAGGTGGCTGCGAAGGATTTCCGGCCGCGTGGCGACCCCGCCTTCAAATTGCGTGCGGCCCAGCACCTCGACAGCCTCCTGGAACGCCGGGCCTGGCTGCTTGCCGCTTGCCTCCGCGCGCGCCAAGGCGCCCAGGAACGCGGTCGCGCGGTTGATCTGCTCCGCCGACTGGAAGGCCAGCATGGACAGCTTCTTCAGGCGCTCCAGCGTCGTCCTGTCCTCGATCAGCGCTGCCGGACTGTCGGCCGTCACCGAAAAGTTGGACCGGATGCCCGCGCGCTCCAGGAGGATGGCATCGCCCGACATGCGCCCGCGCTGCCCAGCGTTGATGGAAAGCGACCAGAGGGCGGGGATCGCCCGCGCCAAGCCAACCCCCGTCCACCTCTCGCCCAAGATCGGGTAGGTGTTGATGACGGTCTGCGAGAGGTTCACCGTCGCGGAGGCAAGGTTCAGCACCAGCCCGAGTTTCAGGTGTGCCACGTCGCTCGCCACATCGCCCATGAACTGCCGCGTCGTCATGTCGGGGTTCTTGACGGCGGCGCGGTAGAGGCGCAGGCCGCTGTAGGCGGCGAGCATTGCTCCCACCACCGGGTTGGCGATTCCGGTCCCGATCACACCGGCGACCGCCGCCGCTGCCAGCGTCGCGCCTGGAAGCGGCAAGGCGGCAATCAGCCGGTCCACGACGGCCTCGCCAGGCTGCGGCGCGCCGTTCAGGTCGCGCCACCACGCCTGCATGGCGCGCTCAAGTTCCGCCCGCGGGTCGTCCCCCGTCACCTTGGTAGATCGCGCGACAGGCGCGAGGCCCAAGCGTTCCATCTCGGACACATAATGGAACTTCATCTTGTCCATCTCGACGTAGCGGACAGTCTGAGCGAAGTGCGTCCGCATCACCCGTTCGAGATCGCGCGAGAAGCCCGCCGCGCCCGTGCGCTTCATGCCCGGTTGGAAGGTCCGGCGCCGCGCCTCACGGCGCGCCACGCCCTGCAGCACGGCCGCCAGTTCCTCGCCTTCCAAGCCGGCTTCGCGCTCCAGCCCGCGCTTCAGGCGCATGAACTCTGCGCTGGACAGGATGGCTCCCTGCCCGCCCGGTAGCGCCACCAGCTTCGGCTCGACGACAAGGCTCGCGCCGGGGTTTTGCGCGAGGTAAGTGCGCGCGGCCGCTACCGCTTGGTCGCGCGTGTTGTAAAATCCCTGGTCGCTGGTGATTTCGGTGCGCGCGCGCTCCCCCGTCTCCTCGTCGATTTCGCCCAGCACGAACAGCCTCCAGGAGCCATAGAACTTGTGCGGGAAGTAGCCGTCTTTCCGGCGCACGCTCGTCGCCGTCAGCCGCGCCTCCGCCTCGTCGTACTGTTCCTGAAGGCGGCGCATCTGCTCCTGCTTGTCGGGGTCGGCGATCCGCATGGCGCGCAGGTCCGCGTTCAGGCTGGCGATCTCCGCCGCTTGGGCGGCGAGGTCGCCCTTACCCTCGCGGATACGGCGCGTGAGGTAGGCGCGGCGCCGGTACTTCTTCGCGTAGCCCTCCGCCTCGACGGCCCCACGGTCGAATAGCTCGCTCATGCGCTTCCACAAGCGCGCCTTCTCGCGCCGCACCTGCGGCATCATCGCCCGCCGATGCTGGTCCACCAGGCGCGCGGCCTTCACCAGCATTGTGTTGATCGCCGCCGCCGCCTTGGCCTCGGCTGCCGACAGGCCGTGGTGGGCGAAGTGCTGTTGCGCGATCTTCGGATCCTCGATCTTGATGCCCTGCGCGTCGGCGTCCAGCAGCGCCAAGGTGACAGCCTCGCGGCTGCCGCGGGCCTTTTCGAGTTCGCCCAGGATGGCGTCGAGTTGGTCGTTCATGGTGCGCGACCACCGCGCCATCCGCCGCTCGGCCGCCACGCCGCGCTGCACCAACTCGGCCAGCGCGGGCACGCGCGCAAACATGCGCGTCGGCAGGCGGAAGCGGGACAGCACCGGCAGGATGTCGCGCGCGGCCGCGCGCTCCTTAACCTCGACGCCCGAGGGGAGCGGCGTCCCCTTCCACAGCCGTCGCACCACGCCCAGGCGTTCCTCGCGCAGCGCCGTCGATGCCTTCTTGACAGCCGTGCGGGCGGCTGCGGGCAGGGAGGCGAATAGCTCGTCCAGCGCGTCGCCCGCGCTAGCATCTGCAGGCGCCGTGTCCGCGACCGTGCGGCCGATGGCCTTATCCAGTTGGGCGGAGGCTTCGCGCATGGACGTGACGCCCCGCCGCTCGCCCATAGGCCGCCGCCCCATTTCACCCGCCGCGATGGACTGGAAAATGTCGCTCTCGTCGCGGAAGCCGCGGTTGCGCATGGCGTTGCGCAACCGCACAAGGAACCGCCGGATCTTTTGGAAGATGCGAGCGACCGGCCCGCTGATTTGAGGCGCGTTGCCCGTCGCCCATTCTGCGAATGCCTCGGCCACCGCTTCCTCCGCCATGCGGTCGGCGGCGTCGTTCCTGGACCCGAAAACCCCTTCGTATCGCTTCGCGATGTTGAACCGCTTGGCCCAGCCTTCGCGCTCCGCAGCCTCCGTCAAGATTGCCCACTCGGCATCCGTGATGCGCCCCATGTTTCTGAGCGCATGGATGGCCTCGTGCCGCACAGCCCACGGAGCCCGCTGTGCCTCCAGCGCAAAAGCCAGCCGGACCAGAGGGCCAGCGATTACGGCGTGGGCGCGGGCAAGCGGGCCGCTCAAATTCACTTCGCCTGCTTGGTCCAAATCCACCTCGGGGCCGGCGATCGTCCGAAGCACTTGGCGCAGCGCGTCCAGAGCAGCCGGAAGGATACGTTCTGGCTCGGGCAAATCCCCCACCCTGTCCCCGCCTTGGGGCTCACTTAGGCTCGGCGCCATTCCCTCCGCGTCGTCCGGCGCGTCGAGATTGATGGCGCCGCCCTGCTGGCCTTGAGCGCGCCTGTCCACCACCACAGGGGGCGTGAACGGCCGCTCCTCGTAGGCCGGGATGCCCTGCTGATCGGTGGCCTCCATGTAGGGGATCACGACGCTGCCGCGCTCATCTTCGGCCAGAACGAACCATCCGTCGCGGGTCCATCGGTGGCCCGTCACAGTGAATGGCTTGCCGCGCCAGAACACCGTGCTGTCGCGTGGCGTGCCGATGCGGAGCCAGCCGGGCGGTGCGACAGGGTTGGCCGCCAGATCCGCCTCCAGATCCGCCAGGGCTTGCTTTGCCTGCTTCAACTGCGCCGCACGGCTGAACGGCGCGCTCACCACCTCGCGCAAGCGTTCGATTTCGGCGTCCACCTCCGCAGCCTTCTTGCGCATCTGGGCGGGGCGGTCCAGGAACCCGCGCATCTGGGCTTCCAGGCTGGCGACACTTGGGCCGTCGAAGTCATGCCCGCCGAGGGTCATCCGCAACTGCGGTGCGGTCGCGAGCCGCGGCCAAGACATGCTGACCTTGACGCCGCCGATCTCGCCCACAGGGCGGTCGGTGTCGCCTTGGCGCATGTCGGCCGCAATGCTTTCGAGCGCCGCCTTGGCGCCGGCGCGATGCGTCACCTTCTTGCCGCCGATGGTCGCCGTGAAGCCATCGCCGCGGATGCGCTCAAGCAACGCGGTCGTTGCAGCGAGCGGGCCATCCTTCTTTGTGGCATTCTCCAGCCACTCCGTGATGCGCTTCTTCTCCGACAACTTCTCGGTCAGCATGCGGCGCGAGTCGGCAATCGCCTGGCCGTGCATGCGCTCGGCTTGGTTCAACATCGCCAGCTTGCGCCGCATCTGCTCGCGGATCAGCGCGCGGGGGTCGCCTGCCGCTTCCGCAAAACTTTCGAGGAAGTCGGAGGGAGCATCCGACGCCGCTTCGCCCTCGATCATGCGGCCCGCCTGGTTGTCGCGCAGGAAGGCGAGGATGAATCGCTGCTTGATGGCAAGGATCTGCCACCGCCGCCCGTCCAAGCGGTCGGTGATGTAGCGATACTCAAGCACCGTGTTCCACTGGTTGCCCTGTCGCCAGCCGCGCCCGTTCCTCTGCTCAAGGTCGCCAGGCATGTAGGGAGCGTCCATGTGGTGCATGGCCCGCAGGTTGCGCTGCATGTTGACGCCGACGCCCAGCGTGTCGGATCGGCCGATCACCACCCGCAGGCGGCCCTCGTTCATGTCTTGCGCGATCTCGAACTTCCTCTCCGCGCTGGTTCCCCCGGTGACTAGGGCGATCTGCTCGCGCGGAATGCCCGCCTGCACCAATCGCTCCACCAGATCAAGGATGGCGGAGAACGTCTTGACTTTGGCCGTCTGCTTTGGGTCCGTCCCGGGGATCTCCCGCTGTGCGGTCGTGTTGTAGCCCTGGTCGGCGAAGATCACCTGATTGGCGCGGTCGTCGGAGCGGTAGATCTCCATGACGTTTTTGACCACTTGGGCGACCTTGCTGCGCGGGTCCAAGGGGGCGGTGCCCTCCTGGCCGGCGAGCGGGCTGTCGCGCAAGCGGTTGCGGTCGTACATGCGCTCATCAAAACTGGCGAGGTTGGCCCCGCTCTCCACGATGATGGGGCTCGCCGGGTGGCCCTCGCGCAGCATCTCGAAACGCTCTCGGCCGGTCGCGTCGCGGAAGAGCCTCGCGTCGGTCTGCAACCGCTCGAAGATGGCCACCTGCCCTTCCGTCATCTCGGAGGTGACGTTGATGACCTTCTTGTAGGGGCGGTCGGTGGCGTCCTCGGTGCGGCCGTTTTCCAGTTCGACGCGCTCGCGCTCCAGCGCCTTTAGGCGCGCCGGCAGGTTCCGCGTCCGGTCTCGGAACAGCGCCAAGGCCGAGTTGACCAGCCCTTGCACTTGCCGCCACTCGGCGCTCACTATGTCGGCGTCGGCCAGCTGCGCCGCGAACCATTCCAGCGCGCCTTTGTCGTTGCCGTACACCGCCTCGCGGATGAATGCCCTCGCTTCGCGGGGTTCCTCGGGCATGACGCGCCGCACCTTCTGCGCGCGCCCCTCTGCCGCCTGCGTCAGCGCGGACTCGATGGCCGCAATGTCGGCCATCGTCTTGCCGCTTTTGGACCGGCGCGGCTGCATCTCGGGCATTTGGTCCGCGAACACGATGTCCAGATATCGCCCGACCAAGCGGCGAAGCTCGGGCACATTGATGAAGGCCGCGAGGCGCGTGATCGGCTCATATTCGCCCGCCGCCGAGAGTTCAACGTCCTGCACTTCGCGGGCGAAACTGGCGAACCAAGCGTCCCAGGTATCGACGCCCGCCTCCTTCATCTCCTCCAGCATGATGTAACGCATCTGGTGGAAGATCTCGACCAGCGTGTTGGTGATTGGCGTCCCGGTGAAGGTGTGGATGTTGTTGCCGTTGTTCTGCCGCCGGACGTAGCTTGTGAGGAAGTTGAGCGCGATCGACATATTCGATGTCGCTGTCTGCAACCCCTTCATCCGCATGCCGGTGACAATCGGCGGCTTCTTGAACTCGTGCGCCTCGTCCACGAGGATCATGTCGATCCCCAGGTTCTCGAACTGCACGGCCTTGTCGCGGCTGGCGCGCTGGGCGAGGGCGTCGATCTTGTCCAGCACCGCGTTGCGGGCGCGCACCAGATCCTTCGCCGTGAGCGAGCGCAGCCGGCCGGCGGCTTTTTTGTCGCCATTCCGAATGGCGTCCATCTGCTGGACGGTCAGGGCGCTGTTGTCCTCCTTCGCGGCCTCAATCGCCGCCTCTTCCAGCGCCGCGATCTCCTCGGCCGCGATGGCCAGCAGCGTTTCGCGCGAGAGCGCAAGGCGGCCGATCTGCGAATGAGGCAGAACGACCGCATCCCAATCGTCATTGGCGATGCGGCGAAGCTGCACGTCAATATCGGATGGCGCAAGGTTGTCGATGTAGAGAACCTTGGCTGCCGGGTACATGGCTTGGATCTCGGTCGCCACCGCCTTGCTGTTGGCGTTGTGCGCCAGGATCAGCGGCTTCTTGGCAATGCCATAGCGCCGGCTTTCCACGGCGATGCCGCCCATGGTGAAGGTCTTGCCGGTGCCCACTTCATGGGCGTTGATCGACTTCCGGTTGACGATCGCACGCCAGATCGCGTTGACCTGATGCTCCCGAAGCTGGAAGGGGCCGCGGCCGATGGAGAGCGCCATGCCCTCGAAGGCCATGAAGGAGCCATCGTATTTCGGCGTGGCGTGCGAGTTGCGCGCCTCGTTATAGGCTTCCTCCAAGGTGACGCGCCGCTCAGGATCCTTCCACAGCCACTCCGCGAAGGACGACCGGATCATGGCAATGCGCTCGGCCGCCTGCTTTGTGGCGTCCTGATCGAGATAGTCGGTGCCAGTGATGGGATCGCGCGCCATGACCTTGAAGGTCTGGTTGGACAGGGCGGCTTGCAGCAGCCGCGAGAACGGCACGCGCCGGTCGTCCATGCCGAAGCCGCTGCGGGCGGCCGCCAATCCATTGAGGTCAGTGAGGCGGGCCTTCCAGCGCCCGAGCGTGAACCGGATGCTGATGCCGTCGGTATTTTGGCGATTCAGCATGTGGGCGACATATTCTTCATAAACGGCCTCAGGCACCCAGGTCGCGCCGAACTGCACCTCGATGTCGTAATACGGCACGTCCTTGGGCTGCACCGCCTTCAGGGCGTCCACATTGCGCTGCAAATGGTTCTGGCCCGCCGCCACCGCCGCCATCGCCTGGCGCAGTTTCATGCGGACATTGCCGGCGAGGTAGAGGTCGGCCGGCTCCACATCGCCATCCACCGTCTCAAACACCGCGCCGGCCTCGATGAGCGCGGCCTTCACCTCGTCCGTCGTCTTGCCAGTCAGCGCGGCAACCTCGCGCAGCGTGGGACGGACGCTCTGCTGCCGCGCCACCACGAAGGCGTCGGTGATGCTAGGGTTCTCCAGCCGGCGCTTCCCCCGCATCGTGGAGCGGAAGAGGATCGCCGCCGGCGTCCCGTCTTTCTGCACCAGAGCGGCCAGGGCTGGGAAGAACGGATCTCCGATCTTGGCGAGGTAGCGCATCCCGAAGGAGTCAAGCAGCTTGCCGTGCGCTTTCTCGTAGGCGGTGAACAGGCCGCGTAGCGCCGCCCGCGCCGCCTCGGCGTCCTCGCCGGCCCGCTCCTTGGTGATGAGTTCGGCGTACGCGCGGCGCATGGCGACCAGCTCGCGCATCTGCGCGACGCGCGCCGCCGTCTGCTTTGCGTCCTTCACCTCATAGCGATGCACCTGATCGGCCGGGGCGAGGTGCTCGCCGCGAACGATGAACGGGACATCGCCCTGGAACACCAGCGCGCCCTCCCGATCGTCGGTGTGGTTCGTGATGTAGGAGATGCGATTGTTGACGCGCTCGCGCTCATAGACCCCTTCCGGGACCAGGGCCACCGCCGCCGTCAGCCTCTCCATCAGGTTGTCGGGGCGGTCCACAATCAGCCCGGGCGAGCCGCGCGTCGTGCCGCTGCCGTAGTTCACCGTGCCCAGCACCCGATCCGGGTTCTGCTGGAAGTAGCCGTTCAGCCGCACTTCGGGACCCGCCGGCGTCGGCACCATGGAAGCCTTCACCCAGGCTTCATCGGGCGTCTCCAGCAGCGGCGTGGCGCGCTTCTTCAGCATCACGATGTCCGTGACCACCGCCGTTCCGGCATAGCCTTCAAAGGCACCTGTCGGCAGGCGAAATGCCGCCACCAGTTCGGCGTTGCGCGCCAAGTGGGCGCGAACCCGCGTGCTCTCCTTGTCCATGGTGCCATTGCTGGTGATGCCGATGACGAGGCCCCCAGCACGCACCTGATCCAGCGCCTTGAGGAAGAAGAAGTCGTGCAGCGTGGGCTTCAGCTTCCCATGCCGCCGATCTGGCACCGTCTGCCCGGAAAAGGGCCAGTTGCCGATCACCAAGTCATAGAAGCCATCCGGCGTGCGGCTGTCCTGATAGCGCATCTGCTGGATGTTGGAATCCGGGAACAGCAGCTTGGCGATCGCGGCCGTGGTGGTGTCGAGCTCGATGCCCGTCAGGTCGCTGCGTGCCTTCAGGTCCAGCGGCATCAGCGAGAAGAAGTTGCCGGTGCCCATCGAGGGTTCCAGCACGCGCCCGCCTTCAAAGCCTGCGCGGCGCACCATGTCCCACATGGCCAGCACCACCGGCGGGTCCGTGTAATGCGCGTTCAGGATGCTGGCCTGGGCAGACAGCCACGCCTCCTTGCCCAGATGCTCGCGGAGCCAGCGGTCGCGCTCCTCCCACCCGGGGCGCGGGTCGGGGCGCTCCCATGTGCCCTTGAAAAGATCCTGCCCGAAGGACCCCCAGCCGGTGTAGCCGGCCAGCTTCGCCTGCTCCTCGCGCGTGGCGGGGCGGTCACTGTCTCGGATGGCGTTCAGCGTCTCGATCGCCGTCCGGTTCCGGTTGAACCGCGCGACGGGTCCGCCGCCCAACAGGGCCGCAGGATCCGCGATATGAAAATCGCCCGCCGAGGGGCTGCCCGGCGCGGGCGTTTTTACGCTTCCGGTGGTTCCGCCAACGGGTCCGCTTCCGCCGGAGGCCATGGCTCCTCTGGCTCCGGTTCCGGCCCCAGCAGCAGGTGCTCCCGTTCCGCCATCTCTCGGGCGTCCGTCAGAGGCATCCCCCCCTTCATCAGCCGGTCCTGTTCCTCCCACATCCGCTGCTGTGCCAGGAACGCCATCGTCTCCGTCAAGTTCTGCGCCTTCAGGCGCTTCCACATCGCGGGGCGCTCCATCTCCCACGATCGTAGGATCCGCCTGTGCATCTCCAGATTGTGCATCAGTTCGGGATCCCGGCGGCGTCGGCGTTCCTCCGCGCGGAGCGTCAGAACCTCCCGTTCTGTCAGCATTGGTGTCTCCTTCGGGTTGGTCGAGCGTGTCGAGGTCGAAGCTGCGGACAGTTGCCCGATCGTCCATCTGTTCCGCAAGATCGTCTGGCACTTCGGCGCTGGTGGCAAGGTAAACCGGCTTCAGGACGGGCTTCACCGCCTCGGGGTCGAGGCCCATCTCGATGGCATCTTTCAGCACGGCGCGAGCCCACTCGCGGAACTTGACCAGGCCCTCCTCGATGTAGATGGCGCCAAGCTCGATGCCGGCCGCGAGCACTGCCGGGTCGATGCCCGCGTTGAGGCGCTGGCCCTGGGCGCGGAGGGCGGCGGCGAACTTGGCCTTGGCCGCCGCCTTGCGGGCCTGAAGATCGGAGGTCGGCGCGGAGCGAGGCGTGCCGGTGGGAGAGGGGGGTGTGACATTTGCCGCCCCGGAACCCGTTGCCGGGCCTGCGGTGGGCGCCGGAGTTGTGACATTGGGGGCCGGGGCTTGTGACGGGGCGGGGGCTGCGGCCTCGTCTGCGGGCGGTGCCGCCAGTGTGGGCTTGGCTGCGGGCGCGAAGTTCAGCCGGTCCAGCGCGTTGCGGGCCGCTTCTTCCAGGTTCAACATGTTGATCTTGCTGCCGGCGAGATCGTCATGCGAGATGGTCGTGTTGCCATCGGAGGCTTCGAGGAAGATCCCCTCGCGTGCGCGGGAAACCCGGACGTAGCCACCATTCGGCAGGCGGATATGCCGGAACGGGTTTTCCCGCAGAAGGCGCATCGCCTCTTGGGGTGTGCTGGCGAGCGGCGCAGAGGCGCCCGGTGTGTCCTGGAGTGCAGGCCCCGCCGGCTGCGCTGTATCGCGCTGCTGCGCGTTTTCCCGCGCCTTCTCCAGCGCCTCCTCCAGCGCCTCGACTTGCGCCTGCGTCAGCTCGCCGCCATCGGCCGCTCCAGAGGCGATGCGGCGCACGCTGCGTGACATGGCCGCGTCGCCCATCTGCCGGTAGCCATCTGCCACCTGGCGCACGCGGCGGACCAAGGCCGCAGCCTGGTTGCGCTGCTGCTGAGGCGAGCCGGGGACCATGGTGCGGATGGTCCGGTCGCGCCGCTGGCGCGCCCGCGACCTAAGCTCCTCGGCGCGCGCCGCTTCCAGTTCCGCTTCGTACTCCTCCACCACCTCGGGCGTGATCTGCAAGGGCGGATTGCCCGCATAGTCCGGCCGCTGCTGCAGAAGGTCGTCGATGAGGCCCGCGCGATCGTCGGCCAACTCGACATAGCCCTGCCGCACGGCGCGCAAGCGCTCGACCAGTTCGGGGGCCAGCTCCGTCGGGCTACTGGTTGCTTGGGGCGCGTCACCCGGACCTTCCTGCAAATCCCCGGCTCGGCCGGGCGCGCCGGGCGAGGGGTAGAGCCCTTCGCGGATGCCGCGCTGGTTCGCCTCCTCCACCTCGTCCAGCAGGGTCCGCAGGCCCTCCATGTCGCGCGGGGGCGCGTCGAACTGCTGCAGCCAGTCGCCGTTGGGGTCGAGCACGCTGATCAGCCCGTCCTCGTCCACCACGGTCCAGCCCTGCGGAAGCGCGTTCTGGATCTCGGCAATGCGGGAGGCTCGGCGCGCCGCTTCTTCGCGCGCCTCGCGCTCCTCCTCCATGCGCTGCGGCACGGGGCGGGCGTCGGCTAGCGCCTGCTCAAGCGATTGGCGGCCTGTGTTGGGGGTCGGCGGCGGGGGCGCGGGAGGGGGCGGCGGCGGGGGCGCGGGAGGGGGCGGCGGCGGGGGCGCGGGAGGGGGCGGCGGCGGGGGCGCGGGAGGGGGCGGCGGCGGGGGCGCGGGA